CGACATCATGGCATCGCTCATGGCTTGGCTTGTCGTGTTCGCCATTTGCAACAGCGCGTTTTCGTATTGCAGAGCAGCCGTTGATGCCTGCCCGTAAACCTCCTGCGCCTGAGACAGATACGAATTGTATTCCTGCTGACTGATTTTTCCAGCCTTCAGGGCGCTGTCGAGAATTTGTACTTCCTCATTATAAGCCTGCGCATCTTTCTGCGCTTGCTCATACGCACGCTGCAATTCAGGGAACATGCTCAGGAAGATGTCTCCTCCAGCGCCGCCTCCTTCTTTGTCTGGCTCTGGATATTCAATGTCAAACGGCCTGCGCGGCGGCGCTTTGCGGCGTGGATCGCTAAGTTCACGTTGCAGTTCTTCTTGCGCCCGCATGTCAGCCTCAAGCGTCTTGCGATATGCTGTTAAAGCGGCACCAGCCAACGGCCCAATTTCGCCGGATTGCTCAAGTTCCGCTCTTCTTTGTGCAATTTGGCCTTCAATCCGAGATTGGGCGACGGACTTACCTTCCCGCAATGCGCGTGTCTGAGCCTCCGTGGCGACCGTCTCGAATCCTATTGAGCCGATAGCCCCCAAGATTCCTTGTATCTTTGTCATTGTAAGGTCAAGACGCGAGTTCATCGTTGATACAGATGTTGCTGCGTCGTAGAACGCTTTCTTCAGGTCTACGCCTGTTATTTGCTCAACAATGTCAAGCAAGTCGTCAGTGCTGTCTTTCATTTTGTCAACTTCAGCAGTCAACTCTTGATGAGTCTTAAGCAACTTCAACATAGCAACGATTCTATCGGCAGATTGACCATCAGCCATCATTTCAGTGATGAGCCTTGCACGCGCCTGAAGGTTCAACTCCTTCTGAACTTGAACAGAATCCTCGCCGTATCTAAGCGTCAACCGGAGAATACGGATTTCGTTCTCAAGACTAATCTTTCTATCCGCAAATTCCTTGTTGCGTTCTGCCGCCGCCTCAGAAATCTCTTTCTCAAGTTCTAGTTGTTTTTTGGTTTCAACTGTTGCTTTGTGTATCTGAACAGCCAACTCTACATATTCTTTTGCTGCGTCAGTTGTTAGATTTTTAGAGATGGCTTCTTGCTCAGCCCTATAACGCGCCACCTCTACGCTTTCTTCGCCAAACGTATTTATTTTACTTTGAAGAGCAAGTTGAGCACGCATATCAATGACTGCTCTCCTACTATCTCTTCTTCTTTCAAAATCAGCGTCTCTTCCTGATTTAAGCAAATCATTGTAGAGTTTCTGACTGTTTGACAGTTTTTTGGTATTGTCGTTGGCTTGGACTATACCTCCATTCAGCAGTTTGATTAAAGCGTTTGCTTCTTCTACGCTTCTGTTGGCCTTAATAAAGTTTACCAACATTTGCGCGACATCTGAAGGCACATCAGCCAAACTGATGTCAAGTTCTTGCATGGAACCAATTAGACCGTCAACAGCAACTTTCTGTTCATCAAAGTTAGTCGCGCGTTGTAAATCTTGAAAATGAACCATGAGCTTCCTCGCAACATCTCCACTGACATCAAAATCCTTTTCAATTGCACTAGTGTTTTGCAGCATTGATCTGACAGCATGTCCTGTCCTGCCATACGCTGTAGTCAACTTAGACAAGCCTACAATAGATTTTGAGATTTCGCTTCTAGCAAGAGAAACTCTTAACTGAGCCTCTATTTCTGCATACTCTCTTACGGCACCAGCAGCTTCGCCATACTTTTCAGTAAGGTCTTCCGCAGACATAGCCAAAAGAGACTGTGTATCTTTTAGTCCAGAAACAACATCGCCTAGTTTAGTGAGAGAGTCTTCAAAATTCTTTGCGTTCCCTCTAGCCCTGACGATAGCCGCCCCGATGGCTGTCAAAACAGGAATAGCAATACCTAGCGTCATGACAAGTGCCGAAACAGACACTTGCAATCCAAGGATTCCAACTTTGGCCGCCAAAGTCGCTGGCGGCAACAGATACAAAACGCCTACAAGTTGCGTAGCCTGTTGACCGAAGGCAACAAACGCATTGGTGCCAGATTGGATTTGAACCATAAAGTCACCAACCTGATAGCCAGTCTGTTGCATGGCAACACCAAGGTTGTTGGTGCCAGCCACATTGCCTTGATTGATAGTCCTAATCCTTGCCAGTTGAGCCTGATATTGTTGCAGAGTGATGATACCATTACGGTATGCTTCTCGGAGGCTACGCATAGCCTCGCGCTGGCGAGCAAACTGAGCATATCCCTCTTGGAAACGCATACGCAATTCCAAATTCCTATCAGCAAGCCTTTTAGTAGCCCTCGCGGTTCTTTCAGCATCCGCAGCCGCGTCCCTCGTGGCTTGCGCCGCATGCATCTCCGCCAACGCTCTTTGAGTGTTTAAAGCACCATTTGACTTGATGTAGCCGTTAAGCAAAGCATATTCACGAGCAAGACGTATTTGTGCTTGAGCATGAGCCTTTGAGTTTATTGTTCCTTCCTGAAGGTAACGGTTAGCTTTGTCCCATTCACGACTTAAAGACTTTACTTGGTCAGCGCCACGCAGAATGTCCCGAGTCAACTTGGACTGATTGTCGGACACTTCTTTGAGGGCGCGTTTGGCCTCACGCTCCCCCTCAACAACGAACTTTAGCCCGACAACCTGTTCCACCATTATTCGCCGCCCTCATTCATCGCCTTCATCCAGGCCATGTCCAGCGTCTTGATAACGCCTATCTCCCAAGACGATAGCGTAATCCCGGTGAGATTGCACCACGCCACAATGTCACCATAGGATAAAGGATTAGGGCCGCTCATGCCATAGGTGCGGCCCTTGTGCAGTTCCAAGAACGTCTCCCACACATAAGCAGCGCAATCAGGCAGTGGTGGACCGGCAAGAATATCATCCCTGCCGGTCTGCCGTGCTACCTGCTCCAAGTGCTCACGCTTGGAAACACCGCCCTTGTCCGTCTTGGAAAGGTCGAAACTGTGTTCGGCAAAGTCGAGCAGATTGCCTTCGACTAATCCAAAAAAGCGCGGGTATCCCCGAAGGCAGCGTCAACTTGGTCCTTCACCCAAGGGATGCTGGTGTAGACCTCACGCACCTTCGCCTTGTCGAACTTCTCCAGCTTGTCCGTCAGCGTCAGGTTCCACGCCTCAGTGCATTCCACCAGAACCTCCAAGGCGCCTGCCTCGATTTCCTCGGCAGTGAGGTTCATGCGGCCACCAGAACGCTGTGCCTTGATGAGACGCCGGTTCTGCTGGTCATGCGTCACCTTCTTGTAGCGGTCAGAATATGGGCCGTAGATGGTGATGGTCATTTGCGTGCCGTCTGCATTCAGCAGCGGTTCGCCAGTCTGCGGGTGGTAGAGCACAACGTCAGTCGTGTCTTTCGTCTTTCCAATGGAAAGGAGTCCGGTCATCGGGTTTCTCCGTGTGCGGGGGTGTCAGGTGAAGGGCGGCGGTCCCCCGACAAAACCGCCACCCCTCTTATCCCGCGCGGGGATTAGGATGTCCGCGTCAGCGTCAGGTTGCTGGCCTCAGTGCCATCATAGAGCGACACGAACGGCAGAGTGATGATGCGCGACTGCGGGTTGGCCAGAGGCACATCAGCGCCGTTGTATTTCACTCGCGGGAAGTAGAACGTATACGGATTGCTGCCCGTAGGATCGTCCACTTCGACTTGGAGTTCCGACTCCGTCTCATTCAAGAACTTATTGATGAGGGTCTCGTTCTCGTAATAGACAGTCATCGTGCCTTCAACGACAGCGCGGCCAAACTCAAGTTGCGGCGCGGTGTCTTCGCCAACAACGAACGTCGGTGCGAACGAGTTGGTAATGGAGAACTCAAGCGAAGTGACAATGCCAAGTTCGTTGGCCGTCGCAATGCCGCCTTCAAATATGGAGCCGTTGTAGGAGTCGAACGGCGCGTTGGTGCTGATGGCAGTGGGTGTGCCACCGGACGAAGCCGTGGACGAACCCTGCGCCATGTTCTTGCCAACCATGTCGAACGTGGTGTTCACCATCTGGTTCGGTGCAATCGAGAACGTCGCAGTCGAAACCGTCATGCCGGTAAACAGGCGGAACTCCGTGATGTCCAGAGCAGCGTCCTCAATCGACATGAACAGCGGCGTCGTGCCAATCTTCAGCGTGTCCGTGCTGAAGGTATTCATGAAAGCTGATTCAAGGAACTCGTCAAAGTCACCCTTGCGAAGATCCACTTCAATCGAGCCGCCAGCAGAGCGGTTGCCGTGACGATCAACGCGCGGCATACGGTCAGCCTGGATGTCGTTACCTTCAAGCCGCTCTTTCGTCAGATTGAGCGAATGCGTCTTGATTGGCAGTTCAGCGAAAGTCGGTGAACTCGGAGTTGTCCCGAATACAGTTTCGGCAATATACCGAAGTGCGCTTCTCGAACCCTGTGCGAAGGCCATTTATGTGTTCCTCATTCGTAGGCGTACCATGCTATCTCGATTGGCACGCAATAAAACGGTTCATCGACAAAGGCCGATTGGGCCTCAGAATACTCAATAGAAACTGTAATCGCAACGCCAGCCACATCGGACGAACCGTTGAACCTGTCCAGCAATGAATCGACATAATCCAGAGCCAATCCAGAGCCTTCGTCAACAGGCGTGCAAACAGTAAGTATATACAAACCCTGAATGCGATGCTGCGGATTAGGGCCGCGATTGGCAGGGCGGCGCGAGGTTGAAATGAATTGCACGCGAACGTGAGAAGTCGTTGGAACCTGCTCATTCGGCACATTCTCAAAAAACACCGAAGGCAATCCGCTTGTGGCAGCAAGTCGCGCGTCCAAAGCCTGCCGAATATCGTTCATTACGGTCATCGTATTTTTGCTCCAGACTTGGCCAATGCGTCGTTGATGATATTGTTTACTTCACGTCTGGCTTGGGAATATAC